AATGCTGTATGTCCAGTCCTAGTTAACTTACGTGTTTGAAATTCAGGGTGTGTTATATATAAAACATCTGCTGATTGTACAAATGATAAATCATCTAAGTATTCTTCACCATAAGGGCTTGATATTTCATAGGCAGAACCGCCTGATGTTATTTGACCTTCATTACGATAAAATCTAATGTAGTCATTTCCAAACTCTAGTACATAAGCTTGTGTTGTACTAAATACAAATGGTATTAATCTTTTGTTATTTGTGCTGTCTTTACATTCAGCTATAAATCTTGTGCCTGATCTTTTAGTTAATCCACCATGTGGAAATACAATATAGTTTTGTACAGTCTTACAGCTTTGTGTATATTTTTCTAGATCTACACGGCCAAATAGCTTTGGGCTAATTTCACCACCTGTGAAGTTTGTTTGTATCGGAGTGACCTTAGCCATTGTTACTTCCTTGGCGGTGTTTGAATATTAGGTCTATTTAATCCCTGCCTTGATTCTAGCCAGTAGTCTGCTTCTAATGTTTCATAACAATTTTCTTGTGCATCTACATACCTAGCTTCTTTTAATTTAGTTTCATATAATGCAAACATGTCTGACATTGCACCTGTGCTTTGTAATAAAGGTTGCGCTAATTCATACGCAAGCCTTGCTGCTAAAGCATCCTTTAATAAAGGGTCATACTTAGTTATATCTGTATTTAGTGCTACATATCTAATGTTTAATGTATCTTCATCGTATAAGATAAAGTTATCTTCAATCTGAAAAGTTTCTAATTCGTTTTCTATATTTATAAGTCTTAAATAATCTGCAGGTAGAGCATATTTATAAGTGTAGCCATAAGCGGGTGCTACCGCGTCTTGTGCTAATGAAACTCGCTTAATTAAGCAATTCCAAGGATGAGCTCTAAATACTGCAGCTCTTGTATCATCAAATAATACACTTGCAGTTGCTGCAGGTTTACTTGTATCTGCTAATGAAGTTATGGCCTCAACACCTAAAAGTGCTAAAGCTCTGTTTACTAAATCTATGTCTGCTGCTGCTGTTGCCATGTTATCTCCAAACCAGGGAGCCCGAAGGCTCCCCTTTTTATACTATTAATCTACAACATAGACGAGGTAACCTACAAGGTCATCGCCTGATGCAATAGCAGTATCTTGTGATGTTGCTCTAATTACAACACCGTCTTTACTATCCAATACGAAAGTTCCGCCAGTAGCTTTTATACTAGCTAGCGCTCCCTCTAATGTGAAGTATCCAACAGTATCAACAGATAAACCGTCGATTAAACCGTCAGGATCTGCAGCAACTGCAGTTCCATCAGCATTAGTGTAAGCATCAAAACCAAGATCTAATGTTGCTGAACTTGTTGTCCAGTTACAATATACTCTTGATAGAGAAGTCAGGATACGGCAACGTCCAGCAGGTAGCTTAGTTAAAGCTACAGATGAAGTTGCATCTCCAGCACCGTCTTGGTCATGTGTAAAGAATGCAATACGCAATCTTCCATGCATTTCGTCCGGTCTTGCTTGAGTAGTAATAGGATCTGCAGTAGCATTTGTATGTTCAACAGATTTTTGAGTTGTTACAGCCATTGTTTTCTCCTATTCTGCGCAAATTATTTCTACTACTTTTTCTTCTTCCATACGAACTGTACCGAATGAAGCTGAGCAGTATACTTGTGTTGAATTACGTTTATCACGTCTTGGACCGATGTCTACATTAACATCTGCACCTACTGCAAGCAATAGACCAGATTTACTGTAAGCAATACAACGTCTGTGAGACGAAGCATTTGTTTCTACAAGTTCGGTTCTAACGAACTCAAAGCCCATGAACGAATTAACGTCCCCTTGAACTAAAGCTTTAACAGAGTTAAAGTCAGCACTTGTTACTTCAGTTGATTGTAGCAAGTCATTAACCTGTTTTGCTGTCACAATAATGTAACGTGGATCACCAGGATCTGTTTCATTTTGATCAAGTATTTGTTTAGCTCTTCTTAGTTTACCAATTGTAAGACCAGAGTTAGCAGCTGAACCACTTTCCACATAGTTCACAGCGATTTGTTGTGAAGATGGATGAGTTACAGATGTTGAACCTGTTTTACCTGTGTAAACTGTGCCAAAAGCACCAGCGATTATAATTTCGTCCATTTTTCTACCAAGAGCAAAACCTGCGTTTTGGCTATATGGTGAAGTAGGGTCGATCAATAATCTTATGCGGTCAGTACGATCAATCAATTCTGCCCAGTCAAAGTCACGTAAAGAAACACGTCTTCTATCGTGTGGTACTTGAATGAGTGGAGTATCTTGATGACGACCTGTCACTTCTTGCGCATTTGTAGCACCTATTCTATCATAAAATTCGTACTCAGCATTCTGAGATTCGACTCTTACGAAAGGACGTAGGCGAGAACCTTTTTGTTGCAAGAGGTGCTCAACATTAGCTTTGTACTGTTGCACAAAAGCTGTCGTTATTTGAGTTGACATATTAATGTCCTCCTGTTATAGTTAAACTTCTCGCAGTGGCTACCCTTTCGGACCCCTACTACCCTATACCTGGGTTTAGGCTACGGACTCTATGAGCTACCCGTAATTTGGATTATATACCTTATTTATGCATAATTAAACAGCTTCTTCATTTTCTGGATAAGCATAACCGTATAAATATTCCATTTTCTTAATAGCTTCAGCATGTCCTTGAGCTTCTTTATCAGTATATTGATTCATAAAGTTAGGGTCACGCTGTAATCTAGCAATCTCTTGTTCGGCAGCTTCAGGTGTTAATTCAAATGATTTAACTTCACCTGGTTCAGCCCCGGCTTCTGACATCATCTTACCAACCTTAGCAAATAGCTTAACAAACATGGGATTATCACCTTGGCCTGTCTCATCAAACCACTTTAATAGCTCATCACCGCCAAGTTCTTTAGCAGCACGTTGTGATAGGTCTACAGACTCATCAAATGCTTTGCCTAGATCTTTTTTAAGCTGAACTTGCCATTCTGATCTTGCTTGCTCATTACCACTAACAGCTTCTTTATATTCATTACCTAAATATTGTAAGTAACCTGAATATAGTTTATTAGCTTGAGCATTTGTTAAACCAGTCTCATGCATAAGTGTCTTCATTGCTTGATCCATAGGTTCTGAGTGTTCAAAACCTTCTGGTAATTCAACCTTATCAAATTCATATGATTCAGGTCGACCTAAGCGCGTATAAAACTCGCTCATCTCTTCTGGTGATGCATCAGGCCCTGGTAATACAACTTTATCAGCTCCTACCATCTTCTGTGCATTTATATATGATTTAGCTAGTCCATTTAAGTCTTTAATGTCTGCTAAACTTGGGTCGCCTGCTATTTCTTGATCTATTCCAGATCTCCAATCAGCTGAGCTACCCGTATCTGCTACCGGTGTCTCTACCGGAGCTTCTGTTGTCTCTACGGACCCTGTTGATTCTTCAACCATTACTATTCTCCATCATTTGTTGAATGTCCTTAGGATCTTTTTCTATGAACCTAAGTATTGATAATACTAATCGACGTTGCCCCTCACGGTGCACTGTCTCATGTGAATCGCCTTGTACATAAGTTGAATCATGCATAAAAGCGCTTTTACATAAATGTTCTAGTACACGTTCTCCGTCTGGTGTGGAAAACACTGCACGATAAGCATCATGTAATTCGTTAAGTTTCGTTTGTTTCTTCGCCACCTATTAGTCCTGCCGAATTGGCATCTTTAGCAGCCCCTGCAAGTTGTTGTGCTTGTTCAGCTTGCATAGCTGCTTCTTGTTGTTCTTGTCGTTGTTGTCTCATTTGTGCTACACCTTCTTCTGGCATCAATGTTTCCATTGGAGCGTCTAGTGTACCATGAGCCCATTTGAAAGCACCATCAGCATCTAAGTTATCAAATATTTCAGGTCTGATATTAGCTAACGGCATTATCTGTTCCATAAAACGACTAAAGTTAAATACTTGTTGTGACCTCTGAGCTCTCGCTACAGGTGATACATATTCAACTTTAAGTCTTGTGCCTTGTATCTCTGGTGGTGGAGATTCAATAGCTTGTCTTCTTGCCATTATAGCAAATACACGATCAATCAATGGTCCTAAGAACTCTGTTTGTAAGCGACCTACCATCGGGCCTAGGAGTCGCATCTTTTCTTCTTGGCGTTGTAATACTTCTGTTGCGGTCATTTGTGGACCGTCTTGTCTTAACTGTAGCCAGTCAACATGAAATGTTTTAGATATATGTTCACGTCTTGATTCAATAAAGTCTAATCCTATATCAGGTCTTGCATTATTAATTAATGGCTCAATCTTATCTTGAGTACCTGATCTATAGTAATTCAGACCCCCGGGTACGGTCCTTAATGGAAGCATAAAACCATCATCAGGGACGAGTAGTGGGGGGTCAGTCAGCTTTTGAGCTGCTCTGATAACGGTTTTAGTCATTTCGTTTACCATGCGAATATCTGGTAAACAAGTCATCGCGGGGGAACGTCCATATATTTCACCTGCGGTCTTAGACCAACGAGGTACCATATACGGAAATTCATTAAATCCTGATTCATCTAATAAAATCTTTTCTTCCATTAATACATAACAGCTACTAAATGGCATTTGTGTACTCATCTTAGTTTTAGGTGAATATGTATCTCTAGGTTCTACTGCATGTATACAAGTAAACTCTTGATGAGGTTGTTTATATGCAGTCTCAATAAACTTTTCAGGTAGCTTGTCAGGGTACATTTGTACAATCTGTCTAGCTGTATGTTTATATTTTCTATATAGTACATCTACACGACCTTCAGAATCTTCAGCTATATAACACTCAGCTAAGTGAAATGTTCTAAAGTTTATAGGTCTACCTGGTCGGTCATCTACATACATAACAGCTGTACCATATGAACCTAAGTCTAAATATAATTCATGTACTGCAGTTGTAAAGTTAGATTCTGGCGTATTAAATACATTATCAAATAAAGTTTCTGTTGTACCTTGTAGCCAGTTACGTACTGCTTGACTTAAGATATCATTGACTTGTGGTATAGTTAGACTAAACCACTGTTCTGCAGATGATGTAAGAAAGCCATGTAAACCACTTGCAAGCTGTTCATTTGCTAGTGGTGCTGTAGAATCATATACTTTATCATAACGTGTACGATCACCTCTGTGACGTTCTATAGAGAAGTCACCGCGCCTTGGGTTTACAAAGTCTGTGCAGTCCTGCCATAAAGGCTCCCAGACAGCTCTCATAGACTCAAGTTGGCCCATACGCTTTATAATGTGATCGACTTTTGTATCCATTATGCTTTTCTAGATTTTGGCTTTTTCTTAGCGGTAGTTGCAGATCTTGTAAAGTCAGCTTTTGTAGGAGCTCCTTTAGCACCCTTCTTACGCATTGTCTCTCCTGAGCCTGCTTTTATTCTTTTACGTTTTGCATGTATGTTTGCATATAGTCCACGTTTAGCCATTACTTTTTGCCTCCTTTTTTCTTAGCTGGTCTTCCTCTTTTTTTCCCATATGTTCCCGGTCCTTTTGGCATATTATCTCTCCGTTCCTAATAGTTTTTTCTTAGTTATTTCCTCTTCAGATTGTAGTCCTTGAGGAGAAGTCATGATTGTAGATCGTCTACCTTGTTTAGCAGCATATTGTTTTTTAACATTCATTTGAGCAGATTCAATATCTGGTGCTGCATTGATAGTTGTAGGTGCCTTAGGAGCTGGTGGTGGAGCTGGCATCTTAGGAGCCTTAGGTAGAATACCGATTGCTTGAAGTGGTTTGGTTACTAATCTTGTTACTGATCTTACTGCACTACCCATTGTTTACCTCCTTATTGTATGTATGCCCTGTAACTGTATATCCCATTCGTTCATAAAATTTCTTAGTTCTATCAGGATTAATACCAGTTGACGTAGCTGGGTTTAGTCTTTTTGCGCCTCTTTTCGTAGCCCATGTTTCAAAGTCTCTAAATAGTTTGACCGCAGCTACTGATCCCCTTCTTGTTTGATCTACATAGTAAGTAAGATCAGAGGCATATAAGTCCTTACCAAAATAGTACTCTGTTATAAAGCCAATGAACACCCCTATTATTTGATTATTATCTTCAGCTATTTGTAAAAATTGGTCTTGAATACAATTTGCTAGTAGTACTTTAAGTTTTTCTGGGTCAAAATCAAGGTCTTTGAAGTGAGATTCTTGGTGCATACGATACCCCAACTCTATAATCTCTTGTATATCTCCAGGCTCTGCAGGCCGTGTTACTATGCTAATATTGTATAGTCTCCTTCAGCTTGACGAGGTAGATCTTTCATTCTTGCATCTTGTTTATTTCTCATACCTAATGCTAAGTATCTAAAAGCATCACAGGCATGGCTTGTCCAGTCATGTAACGGTTTATCTTTAAATGTATTATTCTTTTCATCAAAAGCTTTGCGGTATTGTCTCATAGCTTCTACAAGTAAGTTACACTTATCTTCGTCAAAGTAACATCTAGGGATAATGGTCCTAGCTGCTTCTATCCCGTCATCTATTCTTAGGTTAGGAGTTACTCTAAATCTAATTCCTAGTTCACGAGCAGATTCTAGCCTTGATCTACCGGTACTCATTTCACGTACCTTAATATCATGAGGTGCAATATGGTCTCCGTATACATATTCTTTTTCACGTAGCACTTTGGCATAGTGAGCTAGACCTTCACCTGAATTTTCATAGTAGTCTATAATTCTTATTTCGTTGTAGTGATGCTGGAAGAAGATAATACTTGTCGAGTCACCCATACCAAGGTCCCAGGACGTATGCACATCAAGGAGGGGGTCATACGGTACCTTAGTTATTCTACGGTCTGCTAAGGCTTTTGCCATAAGGTTTCCATAGTAAGACCCGACAAGCGGAGCGTCAAAAGAGCAATAAAACTCTTGTTGAATCATTTCTTCTGGCATACCAGAATCTCGTTCATCGTCAATAGCTTGTTGTGATACAGCATTAGTATCTTCAATACTTAGGGTTTGGCTAAACCATTTTTGATTACGTTGTGCCATAGTAATAAGATCGTAACCGTGGTTACGGCCCCTAGCTGTATATATGAATACGGCCCAGCCGTCGTTTTCTGCTAAGATCGGTCTTATATAGTCCCAGGCCCGTGGGTCTTGAACCGAATACTCTGAGAATATAACTCCAACTGGGTTGGCACCTATCAGTCTGTCAACGTTGTCGGTACCTACAACTTGGTAGATAGAGCCATTTTTTAATGTTAACCGCATCTCCGTATTGTTCTTGCTTTCTACAAGTTCTGATGGAAAGTGGTCAATAAACTTGCGACCGTCCCTGGTCATACCGTCCCACGCGATCTTTCGTCCTTGGTTATATGTGGGAAATAAATGCCAGTATAGTCCTGGTCTTTTTAATGCAGATACTACACACCAGTTAATACTTGCTAAATCTTTGCCAGCACGTCGGTGCCATACGGCAACTGCTCGTTTACCGCCGTCTTCTAAAAATTTCCAGAGAGGTAATTGATAGTTACGCGGTTTCCAATCATACGGAATCCTTATCTTCATCTAAGTCTTGGAAGTTGACAACTTCTATTGTCACATCTCCTGTAGTATGTTGTTCTACGGCTTTACGTTTAGGGGCTATGTATTGAGCTAGTTCCTTAAAACACTGAAACTTTAGTTCAGGGCTTGTTGTAGGATCTGCACTAATCATGGCCATACCTTCGATAGGGTCAACGCCTAGATCATCTAGCCTTTCAGATAGTTCCTTTGATCTTTTGTTAACAGCACCTTTAGGTCTGCCTGCACCTGGTCTTTTGCCGCCTTTGTCTGCCATATAGGTATTTATAACATTTATTACCTACGTTGTACATATTTATTATCGGATAATGTCAGTTGCAAAAATAGCCCCGACAGAATTACTGGCTTGGTATACAGAGAGACTGAGGATGTATATTTACGCCCCGGGGCCCTTTGTGGCAAAAAGACTAATTAACTATATAGGAGGTACATTATGAACGCAATACTAATACTAATGATCGTATTCTTTGTATTGTTTGCTATCGCAGTAGCAAGACTATTCTTAGATGACTAATAACTAATGTCGAAAGACAGGAGGTGACTTATGTGGTATCACATAATGATCGTGGTAATCTGGACCATGATTGCAATCGTTGCAATACATGGATAATTAATAATAACAGGAGACAATTATGGCAGCAGTCAAAAAGGTCGTAATCTGGTATACCTCACATGCTGAGGTAGAAGTTTACGGCATAGATGCTGATGCTACAGCTGATGAGCTTAGAGCGTTCATTAATAATGATCCAGCTCTACGTGCATCTGTGCGTCAACAACGAGATGATAATCTTGTTGAAGATAGCATGGTAGCTGAGCATATAGCAACAGTATAACTATAACTAGGTAACAGGAGGACACGCTTATGCACTAGGTATATGACATTGTAGAGCGTACAGTATGACACCGCTGCGGCGTATCGGCTACAGGCCGGCCGAGTTGGGCGTGAAATTAGGCCAGGAGGAGCGGGGACGCGGGCTGGCGGGACGAGGACCATGTGTCCCCAGAGAAGGGTTTAAAAAAAGGGCAACCCGAAGCGGCAGAAAAGTGTATATTAATCAATAACTTAGGGCCCTGCTACCCTGATCAAAAGCCATAGCCCTAGTCCGTTAAAATATGTATATAAATCAAACACTTAGGACCCTTGCCCTTAGTCAGATCACCCTACACCATGGCGCCTGCGCCCGATAAAACTTGATATTTAATCAACATTACAAGCGGCAACAAATATGCGAGATCTATACATATCTTATGTACTCCCGGATTAAATCAGATTATAATGGTTCTAACGGTCGAGCTAATCTTGACCGCAACTAGAAAGGAGAAAGTTATGCAAATAGACTTAAACCAAAAAGCTAATAAGCCTCCAGTACGCGCTGCTAAACCAGTTGCGAAAAAAGAGGTTAAGCGTAAAGCAGTAGCTATGTTTACATTTACTGATCATGCAAAGATTGATAACTGGGACAGAGCTTTGCCACCTCAAGCGAAGTGTATCGCTACAACAATAACCAAGTATGGAATCCAATATGGCAAGCCATGCAGCAAGGATGATGTAAAGCAAGCTATGGAAAAGCTAAACGCAGCAGAAACTGCAAAGCGTACGGACGGTAAAAAATGGACTAAGCAAGATCCATATCATATATTTGCTTACTACATGAAACCGTTAGTAGACAATAAGTTGCTTGTATCCAGCAAGTAACTTCTACACGAGCTGTCGCATTATGAGTGCGGCAGCTTTTTTTATTACCTGATCTTATATTCCAAAGCGGGGGGACGCAGGAGGGACGCAACACTGTATTGCCCTTCGAATAAATTCTGTGATACAATTATATTATAGTACAAATTAACAAGAAAGGAGAATACTATGTTAGAAGAAACAACAGCTTGCTACTCAACAGATGAGGATGAATTTACTCTCTGCTGTTATGCAAGTACAAAAGGTTGTGACGGGTACATCGGCTGTAGAGCTTGCTACGCACCTATCACATACTATACGTCTGACGCTGCAGAAGCTAAAGATATGGCAACACATCCAAAAGCAATAAACAAGTTAGACGAAATAATTAACGGTACAGACGAAAGATAACAACAAAAGAAGAAAAATGGCTAAACCACCTAAATATTACGATAGAAGTAACGAGAAGTACTTTGCTAATCTCGATCGTAATCTTACCAACTATGAAGACATAGAGCAGGCGTGTACCCTACGAGACTTACAAGAACAGGGTACACGGGCTGTACAAAAACTTGTTAACGACCCAGATCCTGCCTGGGACCCAGTTATTGATCAAAGAGTCGGCAAGGGTGGACGCAACAGCAGGAACTACTCAACTGAGACTAAGATTCCAGAGGATTATAGAAAGAAATGGTACGAAGATTAGCCCTCTATATAAGGAACTTTTTAAAAAAAAATATTCTTTTTATGTTAAACGGTCCAATAAATACAATAGGCCAATAAAGTGTATAAAAATCATATATATAGAGGACAGCAGATCATATTGGCCCTTTGACCCCAATACGTGCTACAATGAATTATGACAACAAACAGGAGAAAAACATGGCAAATACAGTAGAACTTGTACGTTGTGACGTTTCTTATGACAAAGAAGACGACGAACACGTAAAAATTAAGCTCATGTATCGTGAAAATGGCAACCTGATCACTACACAACCGATTTATGCCTCACCAGATCTACTTACAGAGCTAGTGCACAGAGAATTAACAACCTTAGGAATCATAGATGGACGAAAAGACGACGAAACGTGCCATTAGGTACCAACGAGACAAGAGAGCCACGCTCAACATACCAAAAAGGCTGCACAAGGCGTTAAAAATCGCTGCAGACCGTGAGTGTCGGACTATTCCAGGCCTACTAATGGCAATGCTTATCAAGTGTAAGCATGAGCAAAAGAATTTATTGACGCAAAAATCAGATCAGATGAACGACGTGTCGGTAAATCAGTGTAAATCTGTTTTCACTCGTGATTAACGATATGATATAATAGAATTACAGAGTAATAATTGACAATAAAGGAGAAAGTTATGTCACACATGGTAGAAACCATGGCTTATGCAGGCAAAACACCTTGGCACGGCTTAGGCAAGAAGGTCAAAGAGGGTCTGACCCCTGATCAAATGCTTAAAGAAGCCGGCTTAGACTGGGTTGTTAGCAAAAGGCCAGCTTACTACAAAGACAACGACAAGTATCACATGTCTCCTGACTACAATTTACTAGTCAGAGAAGGTGATAACAATGTCCTAGGTCCTTGCGGTAAGAACTACACACCTATCCAAAACAAGGAGGTCTTTAAGTTCTTTACTAAGTTCTGTAAGGCTGGCGATATGTTTATGGATACAGCAGGCTCCTTAGACAACGGTCGTCAAGTATGGGGTCTTGCTAATATACGCAAAGGCTTTACATTACCTGGCGGTGATGATGTCGAAGGACACTTGCTAATCTCACATCCCCACATCTGGGGTAAGGCGTTAACGATTATGTTTACACCGATCCGTGTGGTTTGCAACAATACACTTACTATGGCACTCAACGATGCTAAATCCAATCAACGTTTTCGTATGGCTCACGTTACTGAGTTTAATGATGACATGATCGGTAAGGCAGAGCTTGCCCTAGGCCTAGCTAATACACAGCTTGATACATTTAAACAACAAGCTGGCTTTTTAGCTAAGAAAAAATACAAGGAACCTAAGGTCGAGGAGTTTATTGCTCGTCTATATCAACCTACCGTTGTTATGGAGAAAAGTAAGCTTGATAAGTTCAACCGTACAGCTAAAAATGTACATGAGCTCATCTCTACTCAACCCGGCGCTAAGATGTCAGAAGGTACGTGGTGGTCAGCGTTAAACGCTGTTACGTATTATGTTGATCATGTTAGTGGTAACGATCGCAATGCAACTTTGAACTCGGCTTGGTTTGGCGCTAAGTCAGTACAGAAACGCAAGGCGTTAACAATGGCGTTAGAATATGCAAAGGCTGCTTAAGTACTACATATTCAAGCAACATAAGGGAGGTAACGTGAACTTGCCAACGCAGGCTCACGCCCTCCTGACTATTATTGAGGGTCACGGTACCATTGAGCAGCGACAGTTGCTTAAATGTATGGCCTTCAATAATCAGTTGAAGACAAAACAGAAGACCGAGCGTATACTTACGTATTACGGTGGGTTTTTAATTAAACATGGCTGTATTGAGGTACTACATACAGC